ATTAACATCTGCAGCGAACGGCATTATTGTAGCTCCTGACTGAACAGGAATTTCACGGAACAAACCAAGAAGTTTAGTTTCAAGCGCAACTTCTTCTTCGAAGGCTTGCGTTACTGCAATATCAAGGTTACCTGCACTAGATCGTGTACCAAAATCGACCCCTTGCTTCTCCATAACTGTTTTACCAAGATCAGTATCCCAGCCTTTTTTGGTAATTGCGCCCAATACTTTAGCTTCAAGTGCTTCTTTACCAAACTCTTCTTTGGACTGCGTAGAGAACTCATACTTGCGGTTACGCATAGATTCGAGCTCTTCAGCTTTCTCTTTTACTTCGCCTTCGTACTTCTTGGTAAGCTCAGAAATTTCTTCAGCTTTTGCAGCTTCGAATTCTTTTTGCATATCTTCTACCAAACGAGTCGCACCAGATTCTACACCAGATACGATAGCGGTTTTAACTTCTTCGTCTTGTTGAGCCTTAGCTTCTGCTTTTGCAGTTGCTTGCTCATCAAGATCCTTTTGTACAGCCATTTCGGCTGCTTTTTGCTCGGCTTGCTTCATTGCGATTTTAGCAGCAGTTTCCTCAGCTACTTTTTTAGCAAAAGCTTCCAAGTCAACGGGTTGTTGTGTCTCTTCAGACATTTGTATCTCCTTTTGGACTTGCGTCCCGTCACTAATAGTGAAAGTTTTTTTGAAGTCTTCATACTCTGCGATAGAGTCAAAAGATTTCGCTAGTGAAAAAGTAGCTGATTGATTGCAGGGTACAGATACTACTGATACCTCAAATAACTCAGCGTCCTTTATTCTTAATCCGTCGGTTTCCTCTATATAATCAGCATCCTTGACTCGAAAACCAACAGAAAAGGCCCCAAGAACACCGTCTTTAACTAACTCCGCTACATCTTTAGCGGCCTTACTGATTTTCGCAGTAAGTTCCAATCCATTATCAGTGCTCTTTAAATTAGTAGCTCTTCCAATGGGTCGGTTATAATCATGATTGAAAAGAATAATAGGATTATTCTCGAAATTACTTAATCCACCTTTAGTCCATGCATCAGCGGATATTGAATCGCCCGCGCGATCAAAGTCTGTTGTGCTTGCCATACCTTTAATCATGATGCTTCCATCATCTTCAGTATGAGACTTAAAAGTAGAAGTAAGATTAAATATTTTTTCCATTCTCTTCTCCAGAAGCCCTTTTAGTAATCTTAGGGGCTGCTTTGGGTTTAGGTTTTAAATCTGCAGTCTCAGGACAAATAGTCTTTAAATTCCTTATAATCGTATCCCAAGAACTAGACCAAACCTCATCATCCAAGTAAGATTCTTTAAAACGCCCGGTTTTAATAGCTTCTTCCTTACTTATAAGATACCCTTGTTTAACAGAATCCTTTGCTAAACCTTTTAACGTTCCTTGAACTATTCTCGCGTGTAAACGTTTTTTCTTGTCACTCTTCGCCATTATCATCCTCTACGGGCCTTCCGCCTTCGTCTGGGTTTGCTGCGCTACCTGCTATATTTGCAGGTACTCGTACTTCATCTTGACCTTCCATAGTCTCAAATCCTAACTGTTCTCTTGCTTCGTTAATGGTTATAATTCCGCCATTTACTAGAGAAGTATAATACTGTGACTGGTCTCTTAATTCCGGTTGAAGAGCAGGAATATCTGTAACATCTTCTTTTATGTGGAACCCAAAAAATCGTTCCATACCAAAATTGATTTTTCTAACTATAGGTAGTATAGTCTCTAAATAGTACAAGCGTAAATTTGGACGTATATTAGCATTGTTACCAGAGTCCAATAATATTGGAGGGACTCCTATTGCTTTTAAAATAATCTTTTCATTGTCAGCTATAGAACTCTGAAAATCTAAGTCTCTGAAGTTTACATTAGAAAGTGCGTCGACTTCTATTCCACCATCTAGAATTAAAGGTCTTCGTCCGCCTGCATCGGGCCTATAACGTACCCCCCAGGATTGAATCATTCTTTCTTTAATCTTCTCGGATAAAGTATTAGGGCTTTTAAGTACAAGACCAGGAACTGCTCCGTTCTTGAAAAAGTTATCTTGAAACTGTCTCATACTGGCCATTAAAGCCATTGTACGAACAGCAGGTTTTAATCTAGAAACTCCTCTGTATATATCATGAAAAGAGTTCTCTTTTATATGAATAATCTCCCTTGGAGAATAATCTACTTCATTATAAGTATACTTTTCAATGAAGGTTTTTGGATCGCCATGTATTGTAACATTAGCAGCAGGTATGTGATAAAGATGCGCGCCATCGTAGTAAATAAAAATGTTACCATCTAGGATATAATCAGTAATTAAGTTGCGCTTAAAAGAGTTAATATCTTGAAATAGATTTGGCTCTTCATTTACAAGTCTGTTTACCTTGGCTCTTTTTATGCCTTTTATAACTCCTGAGATACTAATGGGCTCTACTACTGTAGGAATCTCAGCACAGTCATCGACAACCATATTTACTGCACGATTAACAATCTCTATAGTTTCGTAATACTTTTCATAACTTTGAGTCTGTTCACGAGATCCTTGGTTTTGGCCGAAGTACTGCTGAATAGGATTCAGTTTTTCTAAAACCTCGTCCTCTGCTTTCTTCCCACCAAAGATATTGTTATACCACGCCATTATGTTTTTCTCTTTGAATCTCGACCCAACGCATCTGCTTCTTTGCTGTGCCTAGTCCGGGGTCCCTACCATATATTCTATGTAACTGAACGTGATGCTTATGACACAATGTTGCAGTATAGTCGTAAAGCTCTGCTTTATGTTCTTCTATAAAGTCTTCTCGTAAGGCCAGGATATACTCTGGATTTAATTTATTATCATGTAACCAGTTATGCAATAAAGGTGCCAGACTATAGAAATGGTGAAAATCTAGTTGCTCTGTTGCGTCGCAAATCTCGCAAGCCGACCCCTTCTCATACTTATTCTTTGCCTTATCTCGGATATATTTTACTATATCTCGTTTTAATTTAACCATCAGGGGTTTTTCGGATTTCTTTTTTCGATTAAAAGAATTATAACTACTTTGAGGTACTATGTCAATAACTATTTTTGAGTAGGTATCCTAAAAACTTGTTGCCGAAGTCTGAAACGAGTATAGTGCATATCTTAACGCATCCGCCATGTGTGATGCATAATTGTGCCTCGGCTTCTCTCTTGCTAGGTTGGGGTTGGCATCCCACTGGTACTGATCTAACGCAGACAGGCTTTCTTTACATCTCTGTTCTATAAGTAAATTATTATTATCTACTATTGCAGCCACTTGTGCTATACCATCTAGTACGGACTTCTTTGCGTTGATAGTCGAAATATCATAGTTTTGTGCGAAATCGAAACGGGTCTGCTGTGCGGCGGAGTCAATGTAAATGTAGTCTATATTCCACTTCGTTATTAGAGATTGTATTTCTTTTGCGTGTTTCTCTGTTGTCTGCTCTGCATCCAAGTACTCATCTAGTAAGTAATACTTCTCTTCATCCCAGTCGTACCCAATTACACAGAAGGCTGTTGGGTCTCTATATCCTACGTCCAACCCCGCGAATACATCCATTTTAGAAGTATCTAATTCACTACCATTGAAGATGCATTCTTCTGCGTCGAAGTTCCAAATTTGACCTTCGTAAGTATTGAAGTCAGCTTCGTACTCTTGTCTAAACTCAGGCTCGGACATTGATTGTCTAGCCTCCGCAATATCCGTTTCAGACATTCGAGGATTATCTTTATAAGTCGCTCTAATAGACGCCCACTCAGAGAACTCGTCGGTGAAACCTCGAAAGAAGAACTCTGAGAACCAGTTGTTCTTTCCACGGGGTGTTGAAATAAATATTGCTTTAGAATTTTCTTTATCCAGTGTAGGACGCAGAGCTACATTGAAAGCGTCTTTTCCATCCGCTAGTGCGGCTTCATCAAATATGATTAGATCGTAAGAGCGTCCAACACAAGAGTCAACTTGATTGATAGAACCCATACGAATTGTAGAACCATTAGACATTTCTATTACTTTGTCCTTTGCGTTGTCTTTCGTAACTTCTAGGTCAAAGTGTTTAATTAATGTCCTTTGTAAATCAAAAGAAATCTGAGACAAGGCATAGTTCGGGGACATTATTAGTATGTTCGAATTTGGAACTAGTGAGACTAGTTGCCCAATAATATTTGCAATATAGGTTTTACCCTGTCTCCTAGACACCGCCGCACATACAAAACGGTACTTGGGATTATTTATGGCATTTATTATAGCCTTCTGTGAGGCAAGCGGTTCGACGCCGAGCATCTCCAGATAGGGAGATACTGGTAGTTTGAGAAACCTTGTCTCAGATTGTAAATCTAGCAGCTTATCAGCTACGATATCCTTTCTGCTTATTTCTATTGCCATGAATTACCTAATGGTCAGTTTTACCTTTACTAGTTCCTGCATACAATCCAAACCATGCAGCTCCTGCACCTACGATTACTGATATAAGTCCTGACTGCTCTAGTGTGGGGTCTGGTAAATTCATGAACCACATTGTTGCATAGTACAGCAAGAAGATATAAACACTTAAGAAGGCACGAGGAAATATTCTCCAGCTATCTACAGCTTGTGCTAGGAAGATTAGCTTCTGCCAAGGGTTCTTAGTTTCTAGGTCTTCCAACTCGCGTATACGTTCTTTCAGTACACTTGCTTCTTGGAGCAGCTCCATAAACTTATTTAGGTCTATTTCAACCTCATTCCGGGACATATCCCCAGAAAACCTATTATCACTCATACATCTCCTCCTTGTATACGGTCCAGATGCCATAAGCTAATGCGAACCAGGCTGCTATTTTAACTACGCCACCTAAGAATATAATTGCTAGTGACCCAGCGATGATAACCCCGCCATCCCAACTAGTTCTTTCACCTAGTCGACTCATGACCCATTCTTTTGCTATGTTAAAATACTTCATAATCATCAACATTTACAAGGGTTACAGTGACATAGATCACACTTACAAGCTTCTTCCATTGTTTTCTCCTACGTTCCTGGGTTTCTCTACCCGTTAAGTAATGTTATAATAATTCCCCCAAGGAAAATAATTACTGTCCCCGTTGCGGTTAGGGAAAGA